CAACTGGGTTGCTACTTGACTGCCTGCAGGTCCACATGGAAATGTAATCATCCAATAGGGATCAATCACAGGTAAGTTTTGAGCAGGTGTAGTATCAGGTCCACCGCCTAGTACTGTTGTATTGTAGATAAGAGCTTCATCCAGTTGTACACCTGCACTGTTGTAACTAGTAACCCATGCAGCAATAACTCCGTTGGCAGTTACCACTCCATTATTAATGGCATCTTGGATCATGCTTACAGAGTATGCATCGGTTAGGCGAAGTTCCTGTACAACTGTTGGTGTACCACTTAGGACACGACCTGGAACGGTTACACCCAACGTACTAGCAGGTCCACCTACTTGCCAATCACTAAGGAGTTTACCCTGTACATCAACAAGGGTACATAATCCGGTTTGACTTAAGGTATAGCGGTAATCCAATTGGTCGTTCCAATAGAGATCAGCATGAGCCTTTCTACCACTTAAGGCTTTAAAGCCACCTACGAATCCATCTATGGTTGCAATACCGTTTGTCTCGGTTCCGTAGTAGAGACGGTACTCATCAGTTTCGTTTAGTCCAGTTACCCAGCCATTAAAGGTCTCAATACCTACTGGGCTCGGGTTTAACAGGTTTTGTATTATTGTCTGGATATCAAAGAGTGCAACCCCTGCAGCATTAGGAGATTGTCTTACATCAGCGTAGGTTACCGTACCAAAACGGTTACGCACCTGTAACACATACTTCTGTTGAGCACCTGTGATACCACTAAGGGTAACAGGTTGAATCCCAAATGCCAAGTTGTACTCACCAGGAGTTTGATTTATTGTTGCCATAATTTCTTATTACATTTTCTTAGTAAGTAGAGATGCCATCTCATTAACTCATTCATATATTGTCAACTGAATTTTGTAGTGCAGTCATAATCTGGTCTAGGAGATCATCCACATCATAAAAGGGTTGCGGTACCAGTCCAAACTCTCTACTCTCAAATGAATAGAAAGGCGGTCTACTAGGTTGCGGTTCCACTCCAAAAGGTACCGGGTTAGCCAAGGGACCTAGCAGCCCCATGACTCCGTAGTTTTGAAATTGTCCATAAGCCAACATAGAGAAGCTTAGGTCATCACCGTTTATTTGATATGAAATAGAATTACGCAGTGCACCTGTATCAACAGGCACGCGGAGCTTCATTTGGTTAACTAAGCGTTCACCAATTTGAGCAAGAGTAGAGGGAGTCTCCTCAATACTCTGTCCTATGCCGTCAAGCTGCCTTGCGAATTCTTCTAGTGTCATGCTTATACGTATTGTCCTGCAGTTGTTATTACTACATCATCTGCCCCAGTACCTGCACAAAGGATCTCAATAAGGATCTTACCGTTATTAGGTAGTGAAGTAGGTAATACTCCTCCTGTTGCACTACTTAATGATCCGTAACTAATTGTACGGCTAGTACCACTTGTGTTAGTGATAAGTAGTTTAAGATAACGACCGGTAGCACGGTTACTAGTTGCCAATGTAATATTGGTCGAGGTAGTTAGAGCAAGTGTCTGGAATGTACCAGTTACTGTTGCCAAGTCCATCGTAACAGTTGCTGCTTGTGTAAGGGTACCTGTAGAGAACTGCGTAGGTGCGGGACCAGTTGCTCCCGTTAGGCCGGTTGCTCCAATTGGTCCAGTTGATCCGGCCGTACCAGTTCCTGTAGCTCCTGTGCTACCTAATGGACCTGTTGCTCCTGTACTACCTGTTGCTCCACGTAAACCTGTGGCTCCCGTTAAACCTGCAGTACCTGTTGCACCGGTTGCTCCTGTAGCTCCACGTAAACCTGTTGATCCCGTTAAACCTGTTGATCCCGTTAAACCTGTTGCACCAGTTCCACCTACAACACCTGCAGTACCTGTGGCTCCTGTGGCTCCACTTCCCGTGGCTCCTGTTGCTCCTTGTGATCCTATACTTCCCGTAGCACCAGTGGCTCCACTACCTGTAGCTCCTGCCGGACCAGTGGCTCCATTTCCACCAGTAGGACCGGTTGCTCCAGTTGAACCTAAGGATCCGCTTCGGCTAAACTCAAGTGCAAATAGATCACCATCATCAAAAGTACCACCGCTAGTTAATAGCGATACCGGTACACTCCAATACGTAGGGAATTCTGTAACTGCACCAGTGATCTGATAAACACGAAGGTGTACAAGATCACCTGTTGCGGGCTGCATAGTAACTGTACCATGAGGTGTACTACTTGAGTCATCCCAACTAGCAATCCATGTTGAAACATCAACACCACCTTGGTCTAATTTGTTAATTCTTAATACATCACCAGCTACATTAAATTTAAAAGCTCCAGGCACAGGGTCAGCAGATCCTGTTTGAAGTTCAAATTCATATATAACTCCACCTCTGTACCCAGTTGCACCAGTTGATCCACGACCACCCGTTGATCCCGTTAATCCTGTTGCGCCAGTTGCTCCACTACCCGTAGCACCTGTTCCACCTATGTGGCCAGTAGCTCCTATGTTTCCTGTTGCACCAGTAGCTCCTGTACTTCCTTTGGTTCCAGTGGCACCGGTTAAACCTGTAGATCCGGTTAAACCTTGGCTACCTGTTGCTCCCTGAATTCCAGTTGCACCAGTAGATCCTATAGGTCCACCTGAAGGACCAGTGGCTCCACGTAAACCTGTAGCACCTGTTGCACCTGGCCCGGTAGTTCCAGTGGCTCCTTGGCTAATAAATGTATCGGCAGCAACCTTGTAGTTCTCGCCATCTATAATTACCGGAATGAATGTGTTTGGGCCAGTGGCTCCGGTTGCCAGTGGCATCTGAGATATCTTTACTGTACTCATGGTTGTTCGTCTATTATGTTTTCGTTATTTTCTGTTAGAAAGAATGGTCCATCTACTTGACCTGTAAATTGTGGTTCTTCCACAATTTCAACGGGATCAACAAACGGAGCAATACAGTCATTCAGTGGTTGCTTTACAATTACCTGTAGGATCGCAGTCATACCTGCCACCTCATCTTGGAACCTTTCCTTAAAGGGTTGCAACTGTACTGTGAATACGGGTTGTGGGTCGTTAGGCCCAGTGAGATAAAGCTGTAGGTAACCAATAATATCATTTAGGTAGAGTGCGCATTCGCTTTGTGCCTTAAGGAAGTCATCGGTTGGTCCTACGATCTCCATCATGATTAGGTTAAATGTCCAGGTGGTAGTAGCCGCATCACGGGTACCACTTGCTGGGTTAATAAACATGTAAGGGTAGCTTGCATCTCCACTGGCAGCACGGGTCTTTATGTCAGACAGTTCACCGTAGCCCCAATCTGCAATCATCTTGTGTAGGTCAGCAACACTACCTAAGAGATCTACTATTTCTTTGTAAGTCATACTTTCTTTTTATTTCTAGTTCACGGGCACGTTCTTCGCGTTCCACTTGTTTTTGGTAAGCCAACATGTTAAGTGCTTTCTTTAGCGGTTGATCCTCTACTGCCTCAAGCTTAAGGATATCTCCACCGGCTAGTTTGACTAGGACCGCATACCACCCTCGTGCAATTGCCATCTTGTCTTTAGGCTCATCACCCGGATCACCTGTGGGTTCATCTAATCCAAACAGTGCAGAGTAACTTTTGTAAATACTTAGTCTCCACTTTGCATACTCTTCAATGATCCATAGAGCTTCATCTGTCCACTGGCATTGAGGTGCTAGGATCCCCATGATCTCTTCTATGTGGCGGGGTACACCCCAAATTAACCAGACATCCAGGTCAATCCACTGACCAAAACGGATCTGCGTAAAATCCACATGAGCGGCTCTGCGCCTTTGACTCATGGTGCTTAAGAGAAAACCCATACCTAACTCTAGTGCTTTATGATCTGCTTTAACTAGATCCTCAAGCGGAGCACCTGTTAGGATATGTAGAGCTCGTGGCCAAATAAGTGGTTCTCCTAGATCCAACTGGGCTAGCTTGCTCCATAAGGAAAGCGGTAACCTGTCAGGCAATCCATAACTCTTTTGTCCAATTTGAAGCTTTACCATACTACTAAATATTTTTTAGGATTCCTTTGTAAGATCTTTCAGAAACCTTGTGGACCTGTTATATTTATCGTATATCTTTAATCTTAATAAATAAAACAAAATGAAACACAATCCCTTTTATCAGGTGAGCGGCGAGGTAGTCGTTGGTTCACAAGGCCATGATGGTAAGGTTACCGCATGGGTTACTTATGTTGAGGATCCCACTCCTGCAACCAGTCTTGACTTTGACTCAACTGGCTTAATTGCCAATGAGATGACAGTTGAGCAATTTATTAACATGCCAACTACAACCTGGGATCCCTGTATCCTACGTGTTAAGTCTGGTGAAGTACTCTTAATCCTTAACCCTTCAAAACAATAACCAATGACAAAGCAACTTGCATTCCGTTACGATGGCGCAACTCATATCTTAGTGCGCGAAATTGACCAGGAAACTGGTGTACATACCTATGATTGGGTTTACCCAACTGGTACATGGCGATTTTGGACTACACCTAATAGTCGTCACCTACCTGGTGGTCCTATTGACTGGGATCTATTTAGATGGAGAAAGACGATGGGTTTACCTCGCCTTAAGTCGATCGTTCACGCCAGTTACTTGATCACTAATACACCTGAATGTATGTGGCTCTAAAACCCACACCGTGTACATTGCAAGGGGATCCACTATGTGGGTCCCCTTTTTCTTTTTTATCTGTTCCTACCCATAGTGGCATAGGTACCAGTGGTCAAGTTTTGTTTCCGATTGTAGTTTACAATTGCTAGTGACATAACACAGTCATCATGATGTGGAGCAGGAGCACCGTACCTGACGCTACGTGTCTTAGGATTGTACTCGTAACTAAATAACTCGAGCTCATGCGTAAGAGCAGGCTGGAGGTCTTTACTTGGGATCTTAATACTATCCTGATTAAAGTCAAGTATGAGTCCTTCAATTATTTCAGGTTTACTTTTAGCAGAGGTAACGAATGCATGAGTATCAGGCCATTGCTTCTTAATCATTTCATAGACCACATCTCCAATTGAGTTAACCTCGATCATTACTGTAGCGGAGTGTTTTTTCACTCTCTCAACGATTTCTCTAGTCATTGTGGACCATTCAAGTTGGTTCTGCCTGTAAATATCTACCACATTACCGGCCTGATCCATAAAGGTAGCAACCGTATAGTCATCTGCACGACCCAAGTCAATTCCACAATAAACTTTACCTGAGGGTTGTGGCCATGTGGGTAATGAGTTTTCTTTTACACGACTAAATACTTCTCCACCGTTATCAATAAACTCTGCTAAGTACTCCTGTTTAAATATGTTGGGAGGTAGTGTTTTTTGCGCATCAGCGATTTCCTGTTTATCAATGTAAGGTGTATCGTATGAACTTCCTGTGTAGCTTTTGTAACGTGGATGGTCTGCGCTCTTACCCAATTGGAACAAGTCATAAAAGAAGTTCTTACCCTTTGGTGTAGAGATGAACAGGATCTTTTTACCCTTTACTGCAAATACAGGTCGGATAGCAGTTGACCATGCATCGTCTTTAATAAAGGCAGCTTCATCAAGGATACCATAATCCATTGTAAGACCCCTAATGTTATCATACCTTTCTGCTGAGCGGAATAGGATCTCAGAACCATTACGGAGTTTTATGCTGTTGTCTGCGTAGTTGTTTTTTGCGATGATGCCACTACTTTCTATTGCTTCAACCAGTTCTTTATGTACCTTGGTGGCTTGAGAGAAGACTGGTGAGACCCAAAGTATTTTACACGGTCCGCTATTGATTGCCCAGTAGAGAAGCAGGTTCATACCTAATAAGGATTTACCCCACTGTCTACCAATTGAGACAATGTGGAACTTTTCAGGTCCAGCTAAGATCTGGTCAATTATCTTGCGTTGAGCAGTATGTGGTGTAAATCCTATAAAGGCCATTACTCTGCTTTAGGTTCATCACCGAAACGGAATTGGATATTTTTAAATAGATCTCCACCATCTCCGTTCGTAAGTTGTTGTTGAGAGAGCTTAGGTACAAACCTTTCACTAAGGCGAATGATAATGTCCATTGCAGCTTTAGGATCTTGCTCTGCAATCTGGTCTAACCATTCGGTCATTCTGTCTAGGTTACCTTCAATAAGATAACCAAAGGCAGCTTTCATTTTTTTTGTTTGTTCTGATGTTGCTCCTACCGGTCTACCACT